GACAAATATGGCCCTGAGTTTGTTGTCAGAGTGTCGTTAGAAATTTCTGCGTAATACTTTCCAGACGAAGGAATTGATATTGTACTGACCGCACCTTTCCAGCTTGCACCTCCAACTGTAAGTTTTAAATTTCCATCATTTACGGTTGGACTTCCAGTTAAAGAAGATGGGTATATCGAATTCAACACCGCATAATTCCCCCGCCCATTCCCACCATCAGCGTACATCGTAGGCACATCAAGCATGGAGTCATAGGTCACACCAGCAGTCACCGAGATGTTGTTCGGTGTCCAGTTGTTGCCGTTGCCTGAGTAGTCTTTACCAATCGCAGCAGCAGTAGCAGCAGATGGGTCAGAGAAGTTCAGATAGAAGCCGTTTGTGCCGTATGTGCCAGCGTATTTCTTGGGCTTCCACACGCCAGTGATGGGGTCGGTTTCACCGAAGCTGGATGGTGTCAGGGCTTGACCGTCGATGAAGTTGACTTCGGTTAGGTAGCCGTCGAAGTAACCAGAGCCACTTGCTGAATATCTACCAATCGTTGTGGATGCTGTGGTGTTGATTGTTCCTGCGTAGTTGAGTGATGGGTAAGATGCAATACTCAATGAAGTGACACGCTCTCCATTGATATAAAAACGCAGACGATCAGATGCCGTTGCGTTGGTTGTGTCATACACCAGAACAATGTGATACCAAGCAGAAGGGTCACGAAATACTTGAGTTGTTGTGATTCGGTTAATAAACACACCGCCAGTGGCGTTGTAGTCAAAATAGGTCAGCGTGTTGTCTGAGTTCCAACGTAAATATGCGGTCTTGTTGTCGGTTGCGTAGAAACAATTAAGCAGCTCGCTCTCTACACCCAGAGCACCTCGCTTTAACCATGTGCTAAAAGTCCAAGTGGTTCTATTTGTGATGCTAGCAGGCGTCCGATTGAAATAAGCAGACGCCGACGAACGCAGACGCACAGAGCGGCTGATTTGATAATCGCCACCAGCGGCAGCGAGTAGAGGATTTGCGTTGATGATGCTCATTACTTCACATCCGAAATCAGACGAGCAGTGATGCGGGTGGAACTCTCAACAAAATAGGCGAGAACGTCCACAGCTGAGGCAGTCGTGGTCAATGTCGGCGCAGTTCCGTTGGAAAATTTCCAGTAACTGCCAAACGCCAGCGTTCTTGAGCCAGTTCCATCTTGGGTCACAACAATCACACCAGACTGACCAGCAGTTAGGTTTGATGGGTTAGCCAATGTGCGATTGCCGCCGAGCGTGACAGAGAAGTTGTTTGCTACTGCAAAATCAGGCGTGATGGTCGAGCCGTCTGTTAAAGCAGAAACAGAGCCTCGTTGGGCTGCTGAGAAGCTCTGGGCAGTGCCTAATTGAGCCAAGTTTGCCAAGACGTAAGCGCCGATCTGGGTGACAGCATCAGTCGTTTGGTCAAGCGTCAACAACGAAATCCACGCATCATTGTCTTCGTTGCGCATTTTCAGCACGTTGTTTGCCGTGTCGTACCACTTCATGTTGGCGAAAGTAGTTGACGGAGCAGTTGCCCCACTGCTTTGAGTGCCTAACGCTTGGAGCGCATCATTTAGGTCTGAGCGAAACGCAGGGAAGCCTTGGTTGGCAATGGATAAGTCATGTTGAGACAATTTGCGCTCCTTTAAGCTGCGAGTTCGCCGTAACCCTTGGCGACATAATCAAACGTGCGATTGACGGCAGAACCGCCAGAATTCTTGAAAGTGATTGTAAAGCCTGTGGCCGATTTTGAAGCGATTTCATAGAAGTCGCCCTGCTGTAAATTCTGGGCCGCAATGCCAATCGCTGGCGTTGCTTTGAACGCTGGACTGAATGTCACCGCATACGCGCCTGCACCTGACGCCAAGTTGCTTCCAGATGTGACGCGGTCAGGCATATCAACGGTGACGGACAAAGCCGACACGGTTGGGCTTGAATCGCCCGTGCGGGCCGTCAAAACAATCTTGAACCTAAACCCACGCGCCTTGTAATCGCCAACAAAGAATCGGCGGTAATCCGTCCAAACTGGAGTGCCTGCTGGGTCGTCTTCTGTCGTTGAAATATAGAATTCGACGTTGGTGTCGCCATAGGTATTTGGGTCGCCGTCAAATAAGCCTTCTCGCGAATCGAAGTCGCCAACAACATCGTCAAAAAGATTCACATAGTCAATGCGGCCAACGGTAATGTTGGATGTGACGCGAGATGTATATACAGCACCAAGGTCAACGGTCTGGCCAAAATAATAAGTGCCTTCTGTGGACGTTGTACCGCCGCCACCGTCAAAGTCTCCGTCAACGTCATCAAATAAGCCAGCAACGCTATCAAAATCGACGGACGTATCAAGGACAAGCAGCCCCTCATCGTTGAGATGGCACTCCGTCATCGCACCAGTAAACAAAGGCGACTCTGTGACAGTCTCGACCGCGTTCAGACCCTTAATGTCCTCAATGATCGCTACGATCTCGGCCACGTTTTGGCTCTCGTTGCCGAGCTTATCAATTGCCTTGATGAAGTACGTCCCAGTCATCGCAGGAGCAACAGCAAAAACGCCAGGGCGTGGCACCTTCTCGACCAAGTCGATTGCGTCCGAATAAACAGCTCCAGTTGTCTCGCGCGAGTGGCGGATGCGGTAGTGGCTCAAATCCAAGTCGCCAACGGGATTCCATGTCAGGTATGCCTGCGTGCCAACGATGTTGATTGAGAACCCTGTGACGTCCTCTGGTGGCGCTGTCTTGCCAACGACTTCGTGGCTGTCTGTGGCCCAGTCTGAGCGCACACCAAGGGAGTTGATTGATCGAGCGCGGACGTTGTAAACAGCCCCGTCGATCACGTTGTAAAGCTCAAAAACTGAGCCTGTGGCTTGGCCTAAGTTAATCCAATCCGTGGCCGTTGAAATCTTGGCCTGCACCTCGTACCTGTTCTGGAACGAAGCCTCACCGGATAAAGTGACAACCAGCTTTGTGATAACCGTCTCTGCCGCGATCTCTAAAACGTCAGTTGTTGCAACGCCAGGCGCTGTAACAGTGAATGGGTCTGGCAGGTTTGTGTTTGGGGCAATGTCGACGATTGTTTCGTCTCCTGACGCCCAGTCATAAACGCCAGAAGCTGTCTCGCGCAGTGTCAGGTTGACGATAGGCGCGGAACCTGTGTCAGAGTTTGTGAACGAGAACGCCCAGTCGATGACCTCAAAAACCTTGGCGTCCCATCCGTATCGGTTGAAGTCTAAATATACGTTGTCGCCTGGCTGGAGCTCAAACGCTTTCAGGTTGCACGACAAGTTAACGCTGATCTGCTGGCGCGATTTCTCCAGGTCTATTTTGGCCAAGCGCTGGCAAGTGGCCACGGACGTTGTGAACGGGAATTGGATATCCTTCCAGATTTTCTCGTTGTCCTGCGCCTCGTATGTGGCGTTTGTGACAGGCGGGAAACTGCTTAACTGGTAAAGCGCGTCAGGCTCAGAATAAGTGCCTTTGACTGCGTTGAAAATATCGCGGCGGGACTGTGACCCCTGCACGGAGATCGCCCCGACCAAGTCGTCATCGGTTAGCGTGACTGTCGGCGTGCGGTATTCGGCGACCTTCAGAGTCCATTTGCCGCCGATATATGCAAGGTTACCGCCGCAGGCAGTGAGCATCTTCGACAGCACATCCTTTGGCTTCTCAGCAGAGATGAAAGCGCCGTTGATGGTGTAACGCTTCTCTGTGCCGCCCTCGGCAAGCGTTATATCTTCATCGCATACGTCGGCGGCTTCGATGAACGAATCGTCGTCAATCTCTGCGTCTACAGCTCCAAAGCCATAGTCAGCGTCCGTCAGATAGTCACGGATGCACAGCGCGGCGTTTGTTGAATATGCCGTTGTCGTTGTGCGCGGGTCGTAGACCTTCTTGCCTTGTATTTCTGCGGTGATGTTTGGCAGACCTTGCGGGAATTTGTCGGCATCGAACACAAGTTTTGCGCCAAGCGTTGCAATGCCTTTGAACTGGTATGCGGCGGCTGTTGTGCCAGCGAACAATTCCATTGCGGACTGTGTTGCAGTTCCAAGCAGATAGTCGAAATTGATTGCAGTTGTGCTGCCTTTGTAATTGATCGTGTAAATGTTGCCACTTGGTGTCAGCGCAAACTTCTCATCGGCAACGTAGACGTTTTGAATGCTGTCGATTTCGTGACCAGCCATTGCAATGGCCATGTGCATCGTCTCGTTTTTAGCGCCCGTTGTCTCCATGTAGACGATCGTGCCGCCAACGCGGGTTTTACCGTAGACGACCATTGCATCGCCTGCAGCCTGCCGAGACGACACAAGCTGGCCGCGCAGCTGGGCGCTTAGATCGAATTCTTTTGGGGTCTCTGCCAATAGCTGAGAAACGCTGGATGACGCAGCGGCCATGACTGCGGCGGCTCCTGCAAATGCTCCAAATGAAGAGAATCCCGTCTGAACGCTTGCAGGACCAAGATACCAAACAGCCGCCGCAACGACAACCGCAGTGGCGACTGATTTAAAAACGCTGCCTAAACTAAGTCCCATTATCTACCCCAAGCGATTTGCCGATCTTGCAATTGTGCAACACCAGACAGAGATTCGTCACCAGCAAAACGATCTAATTGCTCTTCGGTTGTAAGTTTTCGCGTCCTTGAACGGTCTAGGTCAATCAGCACGTTCTCAACAGAGATGGACACCGTCGCCGTCTGCCCGTCCTCTTGAAGCGACATGACGTCCATGCGGCCCGCAAACACCTGGTACATATCGGACACGGGTTGGTTCTCAGCGTCCAAAGCGCCAAGGTAAATCTTGGCTGAACGGCCTCGATAGTTTTCGCCAAGCATCACGGACACGATTGACGTGTCGAGCCCTGAGAACGTGATCGTGATGCCGTTTGCGGACAAGTCCGTTGCCTCTGAAACCTCGGAGAAGCTCATCACCAAGCCTGCGCCACTCCATGTCTCTGCGTTGGCTGTAATTTCTCCGTAGCCTGTCCAGAAACGAAGGTCTCCAGAGTCAAACAAAAGCTCGACGGCATAGAACGGCTTGAGTTGATCTGCATCAAACTCGGTGGCCAACGCTGATGGGAGCGTGCGTGACATTAGATCGCCTCTCTTGCGCCAAATGTGATGCCGTAAAACGTCGCCTCGTTGATATCCCAAGCCTGCTGGTTGGCCGTTAGCCTGAACACGCCTTTCGGTGCGCTTACAACGATTGCCGCGTTGTCAGACGGGGCCGTGCGCAGGTCTGGCCACAGAGTCAGCGTGGCATTGCCGGAACCGTCCGAATTCACATCATCAAGTACTTTGTGCAGCAATGATGTGGAGCCAGTGCCAAGCTGGATGTAATCGCCAGCCTTCAAAATCCCCGTTGTGTTCGGCGTCCATCCGTCCGTGATTAGGTCTGCGCCCGTCTGGTTTGCCCCGTTCACCAAAGGCGTTCCTGTGGCCACACCGCGAGCGGTTGCGCCGTTTGGGTCGCCAAGCAGGAACGTGCCATACGAGCCGTTCAGCTTCAACAAAAACGAAATCCAGTATTCGGCGTCCGCGCGTTTCATAGGTGGCAGCGAAATATCAGCCTCCCAGAACTGGCCGGTGTACTTGTAGACCTGCTGCTTGGCGGTAAAAATCGACTGAGAGATGCCAACCACGTTGTTTGCGGTCAGGCGTATTTTGGCCAGGCCTTTGTTGGTCGGGATTGCGAGTGGGAATGTCACAGCCATATCAAGCCATCATCTTTCCAAATGAGCCGCCGCGACGCTTGCTATCAGCGACTGCGGCCTTTGTTGCTTCCATGATTCTTGGCATCATGCCAATAACCTCGGCCCGCACGGTCTGAGATACGCCAGCCGACAGGTTGATCGTTTGGTGCACAGTTACGCCAGAACCTCCACCTGATGGGTCATTGTCGATCTGGCCAGATGAGTTCGGGATAAATATCTCTGGGCCATTTTCGCCAACCAAATATGACTGGCCAGCGGTAACAGGACCGCCCATAGCGCGTGCGCCGTCAACCTTGCCAGTTCCAAGCGCTGAGTCTAAAAAGCTCGTTCCAGCCTTAACCAACGGGTCTGTGATGGTCTTTTGAATCTGAATGCGGATTAGGTCTCGAATGATTGAATTTGCCATGTCGGCAAAATTAAACTTGCCAGTCATAGTTGCCTCTGTCATCACGTCTGTGAAATTACGGCCCCATCCTTGCACGGCGTATTTAAGCTCCTCAAGAGCGCTGACGCCAGTGTCTTTGACCTCGACAAAAGCATCCGTTGCATCCAGCGTTGCGCGAGCGTAAACGTCCCAACTGATAGCGCCCATCGCCAACAAACGATCAAGCTCCGCCATTTGGATGTTCATCTTCTCAAGCGGTGTGCGCGTGTCGTCGTATAGCTTCTTGGCTTTGTTGATCAGGTCGACTTTGTCCTGAAAACCTTTTTTCGCCATCTCGTCGGCCTCACGGCTCGCCGCATCTAATTCGCGGTCTTGCGCGGCCAACTGAGCCTTCTGGCGCAGCAGTTCCTCGTATTGCTTAATCTGTGGCTTTGTGACGCCTTCCATGCGTGAAAACTGCGCAACTGCAAGCGCGTTCTCTCCTTGGGTCATCTTCAGGATTTCGTCATTTATGTCGCGCAGCTTCTTGGATACTTCCTCGGCGTTTTTTGCGATCGACGGGTCAAGCGGCTTGAGTGTTAAAGACTCAGGTTTCACAGGCTCTGGGTTAACAAGCCCTCGTCCACCGCCGATTCTTGATGCGCGGTCAATATTGATCGCGTTTTGCATTTCCTTGTTGAAGAATTGCAAAAGAGGCAATGATTTCTCGCCAATGATTCGTTGAAGAATCTGGCCGAAGTTTGTCAAATTGTCATTGAAATCCGCCGAGTCTTTTGCGAACTGCGTGCTGATTGAACCACCAAATTCTTTGATACCAGCAGAGCCCTTACTCAAGAACTCATTAAGGTTTGCGCCGGACTTGCCGAACAGCGCCATTTGATATTGAGTCTTAACTGCCCCGTCATCAACGCGCGAAAACGCATCGGCAATGTCAGCCAATACGTCCGTTGTTGGTCGGATGTTTCCCTCGGCGTCCTTGACTGATACCCCGAGGTTTTGAAACGCAAGCGCCTGCTCTTTACTGCCAGAAGCAGCCTCGGCAATGCTCTTGTTCAGCTTGATAAGTGCGCTACCAAGCTCTTCTTGGCTTGAACCTGCAAGCGCCGCCGTGTTTGACAGCGAAGACAGCGTCTCGACAGCAATACCGGTGCGCTTGGACAGCTCATCCATGCTGTCAGCAATGTTGATTACGTTTCGGACGTAGGTGATGGCCCCGAGCGCAGCGATTGCGCTACCGAGGCCAACCATCGCGTTTCGAACGCCTGCTGTGGCGCTGTCGACTTGCTTTAGGCCAGACTGAACAGAGCGAAATGCGGCACCGGTTTTGTCCGTCGCAAGAATGTCAATTTTTAGGTCTTGCGCTGCCATCTTTGCTCCGTTCTCGCTGAATTTTCAGCCATATCTGCCATTCGGTGAACTCCTCAACGCTCATTTCCTCAATCTCTGCGACTGTCTTATGTAATTTCTCAGCAAGAAAAAACATAAATTGGCGTTCAGGAGTCTCCGTTAGTTTTTTTCAAGACTCCCAAAGTCAACGCGCATGATCTCGGTCGAGATGCGCTCCAACACACGGGAATCAACAGCGTTGCGCAGGGCGTGCTTGTCTTCGATGGTAAACAGCTTATCGCCGTTCTTGTCCAGCGACTTCATCACGACCAGCTCAACCAACGCGTCGATTTCGCTGCCAGAAATCTTTGTGACCGCTTGCAGCTTTGCCTTGTCCTTCAAAGTGAAGGGCTCGACATAAATCATCATCGGCCCATTTTCGTCACCCCACTCCGCGACCTCAATGGTCTTGGTTTGCAGGGTTTTGAAATGGGCCTTCGCCTGGTCAATCGCCTTCATCAGCTTGCGGTGCTAAGTGAGAGAGCGCCAGTGCCTTGCAATGTCAACGATGCCTCAACCATGCCATCAAACGAGCCGGTGACGGTCAAGCCAGTAACGATTGCAGAGCCAGAGAAGTATTTGTCGCCAGTTGTAGCGCCTTCTGGGTAGACATTGAGCGTCACAGATGAGCCAACGCTCAAAGCTGTCTGACCTGCGTCAGCCTCGTCCCAGAACACATCAACAGAACCTGTAAATGATTTCAGGCCCGTTTTGTATGTGCGCGATGCGTCACCCATTGAGGTATCTTCAATGGTGTCTGCTGTCTCGCTGATGGAGTAGCTGCGAATCTCGCCAACGGTGTCGCTGCCGATTTTGATTGTGCCTTCTGAGCCGGTGTGAGTTGCCATTTTTAGACCCTTTTCAAGTTCCAGTATTTTGCCACATCAAGCGGCGGTTTCGATATCGTTTTCTTTTGCGGAATAAATAATCTGGACGCTGAACGTCCCGACGCCAACGACCTTTTCTCCGTCGCCAGAGTAATCGGCCTCAAATCCAGTGATGTTGATCTGCTTCACAAGCGCGTTCAATGCGGCATTGGAATAGATCGCCTCCTCCACTTCGACCGCAATGGTATCAAGCGTGTCGTCAAAGTTTGTGTTGGCCATCAAATACGCCTCAACAGCCGCCTCAAGCTGGCGCGTTTGCGTGCGTGGCCGTGTGAGCGTTGAGTTCACCACTTCCTCTGACTTCGTATAAATACAAAGGCCAGGCAGCTTGCCAGACTCAAGCGGATAGACGCGGCTGCGATAGACACGCGAGCCGGTTGTTGTCAAGCCAGTCAAGGCTGTGACAAGCGAATCGCGGATTTGTTTTCGGATGTGGCTCATTGTTTTTCCAAGACGATCTCGGTCATTCCTGTGCCATCATCCTGCACGATGCGAGATAGGTACGTCACGCCAGAAATGACGAACGTGTCGCCTTCTGTGCAATTGACAACATCCTGCGTGCGGCATGTCAATCGAGGCTGCTGCACGGCAAAACCAACGGTTCCACCAGAGTCAACCTCAATGAACTGGTTGTCGAAAATCGCCGTGATCGTGGCCGCAGATCCGCCTTGGACGGTATAGGTCACTGACTGACCGAAGTCAGCCAGAAACACCAAACGATCGGCGGCGCTTTCGACTGCCATTACTTAGCCTTCTTTGGACGACCGCGACGAATCACAGCCTCACCGTCAGACGATTCAAGGCCAATGCTTGTGTTCTCCAAGGCGTCAGAGTCAAAGCCGTTGTCTTGGATTTCGTCGATGTTGATGCTTTGCTTGTCGGCCTGCTCGTCGGCTTGCTCGTCGGCCTGCTGCACTGGTGCACCGGCGTTCAGTACGCAGCGACCGTAGTTGATGAGACTCTTGGCCTCATGCTCGTTCAAATCAAGAACATCGCCAATACGGGCTTTGCCTTGACTTGTGATTGTGTTTCGTGTGAATAGAACTTGCGTCATGGCAAATATTTCTTAACAGCGACCAATGAAACGGCGATCTCAAAGGACGCAGTTCCGGCAACAGTGCAAACAGCCTTCACAAACTGCTTCATTTCGTTTGTGTTGATGCTGATTTTTTGGTGGCTTGCCTCATTACCAACTTGGGTGAATGTAGCGCCCGTCACATCAGTGTATGTGCCACCAGACGTATCGCTGTGCGTCAGTTTGACGTCACAAGTCGCGCCAGCACCGCCAGCACCGCAGTTCAAAATTACAGCAGCCTCGCCATCGTAAGTAACCAAATCAACGGCAGAGCCTGTTGTGGTTGTCGAGATGGTATCGACAGGAATCAAAGCAACAGCCGTTGCGTTATCACCAAAATTATTCATGTGGGACTCCAAAAAGAAGGGGGGTTATTAGCCCCCCTGTTGATTACGCCAAGTCAGCGTCGCCGTAGCAGAACGACACGGCGTTGCGCAAGGCAATGTCCACGTCCTGCAAGGCCACCACGCGAACGGTGCCGCTTGTGCTGTTGCTGTAAGGGTCAACGGTCAGGTCGAGGCCAGACCAGAATCCGATCAGCAAGTCGGCGAAGTTGCCGAAGAACACGTCACCAGCGGTAACTTGGTTCGAAACTTCGGTGCGGTAGCCGTTCACGGTGTTGCCTGGTTCCCACACGAATTGACCAGTGGATGTGCTGGATTTTTCGGTGGTCTTCAAAGCGCCGCGTTGGGCTGGGTTGAACAGATACGACATTGTGCCGATATCTGCGTTGTCAGCGGCCAATTCAGACTCCATTGCCACCAATTCAGCGAATGTGGGGGTAGTGGCGGCAAAGTCTTTGGTGTTGACGCCAGAAGTGTTCTTCACACCTGTTGGCTGGTTGTTGGAGCCTGTACCGTACAAGGCAGCTGCGTCGATTGCCAAGGCAATGACGGTGGCCAAGTCGCGGCGAACAAAGCTCTCAATGTCGATGCTGGACTGGAGCATCAACTTGCGGCTGAAGTCGGTGTAAGCGCCAACGGTCTTTGGAGACATGGTCACTTGTGCCAGAGTTTGTTGGCTCTCGGTAGGAGCGCCAGACTCAGCCACCCAGTAAGCAGTCGCGCCAGCGGATTGCTTGGGCATTGCCACGTTGCCAACCAGGCCGTTCATCACGGTAGCGCCAGCGCGTTGCACCACAGAGCGGTTGCGCAACATTTCGATGAACGAATCGGCCATCAAGTCAGTTGCAACGGTGTAGCCACCAGCGTTGGCAGTGCCAACAGTCAGGTCACGCTTGCCGAAGATAACGTCGTTTGGAACGAAGATACCTTGTGCGGCGCGGCCATAAGTCTTCATGGCGGCTTCTGACACTTCACGCTCGAATGCGGCTGCATCTTGGGCGCGTTTGTCTTGAGGGTTGGCCATCGCATTGATAGCTTTCAAAAAGCTAAATTGACGGACTTCTTTTTGTGTCAAGCCAACTTCAGCTTGCACAGGCTTGTCGAAAGCGCGGCTTTCAACTGCCACATTCACATTGTTTTCCATTTGGATTTCCTTGCGTTCTGCTTCGGCGGCGGGTTCTGGTTGTGCCACTTCCACAGGGGTGGTAATTTGTTGTTCTTCAACAACAGCTTCAGAGGTTGTATTCACGCTCTCGCTTCGACCAACGCCAACGGACGTGTCGGCAGGAATCGAAACAATAGACGCTTCAACAGGTCGCCAAGCAGTCGCGCGGTATGTTTTTCCGTCGGCCTCTTTCACCATCTTGGAGATTGAGTAACCGATTGAAACATTGCCGCGAATCTGATCGGCGACGTCTCCGTAAACCTCCGAAGCCAGTTCGCTCTTACCGAAACGAACTGTCGCACGCAACTTGCGGGCCGAGCCATCGAGGGATACAGATTCGATCACGCCAATTTGCTTCGACGGGTCATGGTCGAGCAACAAAGGCGCACGGCCTGAGTTCATAAAACTCAAGTCGATTGATTCAGGGTTATGGTCGAGGATTTCGTCGCCATAGTAACGCGAAACAGCGGACTCGCTGGAGATCGACATAGATACGCGGCGGTCTTCTGCCGAATCAACGCGAGCTTCCATTGCGTCTGCGCGGGTCATGCGCTCGTTTGCTTTGCGCATGTCGTCCATCTCGACAGGAATTTCCTCAACGACTTCGGCTTCTGCTGGCGCATTTGCTTCTGCAGCAATGACGGTCGCCTCTGCCTCTGCCTGTGCTTCGATGATTTCTGACAAGTCCTCAGTGTCCACATGGACAGAGAGGCTCACCACGGCGCGTTCTTGATCGGTCATTTGCTGCCTTTCGGTTGCTGTTGGAACGAAATATATTCGATTTTTCGGAATTCTAACCGAGTCACTGAGAAATTACATCCTCAGAAAGCTCGGACGGCGCGGGCAGCTTTTGACCAAAAGGCTGGAATGCCAAAGTGATTCCAAAGTCCGCTGCCAGCTCTTTCTCTGCCTTGATCTGGTCGAATGTTTCCTCAACGTCTCGGCCATACTGGTTCGCCACATCCTGCATGGACAAGATGCCGTTGTTCAAACCAACGACTGCCGCATTCATCTCTTTGAGCGGGTCAACCCATTGGAAGCCGCGTGCACGGAACACGGTGGCGTCGGCGAATTTGTCAAAACGCGTGCTCGGGATGGTGATGTATCGGCTCTCCATGATCGACGCCAAGAAGTCGCGATAGACAGGCTCAACGAAGTGCTGCACCAGCATGTCCTGCATCACTTTCCACTGGTCGCGGTCTTCAATCGTGCCTTGGCGAATCGACGAATAAGACACGCCTTCCAAATCGTTGGCAAGGCTTGTGTATGAAACGCCAAGGCCAGACGCGATACCGCGCAGGATTGCCTTCTCAAAGTCGGCAAACGCTGTCGTTGGGTGGGTTGGGTCGAACGCCTTAAAGTCCACGCCCTGTGGGAGCTGGTGGAAGGTGCCTGGGTCGGCTTCCATGACCGGCACTTTGTCGTCAATATCGTCCGCCGTAAAACCATCGCCGGCAGGTGATGTGAAAAAGCCCATCTTCGACGCGCCGGTGCGTGCGGCCACGAGCTCTGCCTCACGATAACCGTGGAGCATCTTCAAGCTGGCAATTGCAGGTGCCATCCAAGGCACGCCGCGCGTTTGCTGTGCACGCTCCATGAGGTAGTGGTGCAGGATTTTGTCGGCAGGAATGCGAACGCGCGGGCCTGCCAGCGCCAAAGATTGGCTCACATCGCCTGGATGCTTGGTGAGTAACCAATACGCCACGGGACGGCGAAACGGGTCGAGCTCAACACTCATGCGAATCACGTTGCCGTTGGCCAAGTCGTCGTTGTAGTTCTCGTCGAGCAAATCAGGCTCCAAGAACTCCAAAGCGAATCCAAATTGGTTCGGGTAAGTCACCTTACGAACGAGCACTTCACCGTCACGCGCGAGCGATTCGACCCAAAAGCGCTGGGCGTCCACCCATGACATGCGGCCATCGACCGTACAAGTGCCCTTACGGCCCCACTTAGACCACGCGTCCTCGATTGATTTGTTGCCAAATGAATCAATGGCCCCATTGTCGTTTCTCGCCTTCACTTGCAGCGTCACGCCACGGTCGCCGACAACGTTTGATTTCGCCAGCGCCAAAAACCGCTTGGCGTATTCGTTGTTGCGAGCCAAGTCGCGACAGCGATTGCGCAGGATAACCAACGCGCTTTTGATTTCTTGGTCTGGCGATTTGGATGACGCCATGAAATCACTAAACAAGCGACCGACGTTTGCGCCAGCGTAAGCACGCTTACCAGTGACCTTCTTTTTGCGGGAAAAAATATCAAGAAGCCCCATCAATTACCCCCAAATCGTACTTGTATTGTCGCGCCAGTTGATTGGCCACGACGAACGCGCTCGGCGATCTGTTCTTTGCGAACTTCGGAGCGATAGTAATCACGAGCCTCAATCAACTCCCTGAACGACATTTTAGTCAAGCTTCGGCCTGCAACGGAATAGCTCGCAACGTCTGAATCAGCCTTGCCAGACAAGATGCTCTCAATCTTGGCCACCATGATCTCGGCATGCGTGCGCGGGTCAGCGCCGTTTACATCCAAGTCCGCAACGGCGTGGAAATAGCCACGGTCGACAACGATTCGATTGTTGTCAGAGTTGCGCTTAATCTCAAGCTGCCAATGGTATAGGCCTGCGACAAAATCAGCGCTTGTCGTGCTTGATACGGTGAACAAGTAATCGCTACCGCTTGCAGTGCCAGTTACTTGCACCTCTGTGTTGCCGCCGCCAGTGATGCGTGCGACATAGGTGGCTGTGTATGCCGTGTTCGGGTAATCAGCGCCAAGATCGGTGCGTTTCCATTGGATAAAGTCACCAGCGACAACCGTTTCAGGTTCAATCGTTGGAGCGTTGGAAACGTCAAAAAGGTTAGACATAAGCCACCTGTAGTTTTGGGGAGTCTAGCGCATTTTAGCGCCAGCCGTTGACAAATCCACCCGTTTTCTGTTTTCTAACAGGCGGTTTGTCTTTTTTCACCTCCGCATCAGCCTGCCGCGTCAACTCCACACGCTTGGCTAAGTTCGCCAAGTTCACGTTCAACAGCGCCAGCGCGGCCATGCCGTACACCCGCACGTCCAGCGCCTCGTTCCTTGCCCGCGTCTTCACAAACTCGCGCCGCGCAAAACCCTTGTGGTACCGCGTCGCGATCTTCTCGGCTGTAAGCTGCTTGAAATACTCATCCTCGCGTCCAACAGGGAAGTGGCAGTAGCCAGGTCCAGGCTCTGCAATCCTGAACCGAGAAAACAACAGGTGCTTGGCCGTGTCCACCCCAACTGGGAACAGTTTGATTTTTCCGATGTTGTTTTTTCCAGGCTTGCCGAGCAAAGGACGCCCCTCGCCGCCAACACCCTTGATTGCGAATATCCTCTTGCCCTCGCGCGGAGCCACGTATTTGTAGACCTGCTGCGTGTGGTGGCCGCCGGAGTCGATGCAAGTCGCCCGCACGATGTAATCCTGCCCAAACTCGTGCTCAAACGACTGCCCCAAGAATTCGTCCAAGTCACGCCAAACGACAGGCGCAGACGGGTCGCCGTAGATCGTCTTGTAGGCAACGGACCAGCTTTCCTCGTCCTTGCCCCATCCAATAATCTCGGCCTCTAGGCGGTCATCCTGAACGTCGACACCAGCGGTCAGCAACAAAACGTCTGCCGGCAGCACATCGCCCCAATCTTCCGCGCGGTTGGACAGTTCATAGTCGTCAACCTGCTCGCCCTGCTCCTCCCATGTCTCGCCAAGATACGTGTTAACCCATACCTTGAGCGTTGCCGGCTGCTTCTTGGCCTCAAGAAAATCGCGCACGCCGTCGGCCAGCGGCGTCCACGGCGAATACATCGCAGACAGGTGGAAGCCGGCCACGCCATTGAACGGCGCAGTTGCAATCCACTCGCCACCGCGAATAGCTCTGATGCGCTCCGATTCCTCCCAAAGTACGCCACAGCCAAGGCATGCGTATTTTGCTGTCTCCGGTCTATCCTGCTCCCACTTCACATTCGACCACGCCATGACCTGCTGGTGTGCACAGTGCGGGCAGTTCACATGAAATTTTCGCTTGTCCGATTCTTCAAATGACATTTCAATCCTGCTTGCGCCCTTGTTGGTAGGCGTCGACACCTGCATAATCTTGCGATTCCAAAACGTGGCTGCACGCTTTTTTGCCAAACTTATCGGGTCCCCCTCAGAGCCAGCCGATATAGGGTATCTGTCAACCTCGTCACACAGAACAACACGGATAGGCCGAGAAGCAAGAGAAGAAGGACTGTTGGCACCACAAGCAGTGATATGGCCACCAGGGAATACCTTGTGCAAAGTCGTATTGCCTGAATCGCGAGAGCGAGGGTCCTTAACGAGATTGCTAAGAATTGGACTATCGCGCAACATAGGAGCCAATCTATCTTTTGACCAAGTCTGCGCCATATCAAGGGTTGGTTGCACGACGAGAATTGGGCTTGGGTCTTGTGATACATGGTAGCCAACAACATTGTTCAAGATCTCGGTTTTTCCTATCTGGGCCGACGTCATAACAACGACCTCTCGCACCGTTGTGTCCGACACTGCGTCCATGATGCCTCGCTGATACTCGGCCCGAGCCGTGTCCCATGAGCCAGGCTCTGCCGAAGACTCAGGACTCAGCTTTCTGTACTCGTCCGCCCACTCGCTTATTTTTAGGTCCGGTGGTGGGCGCAGGCTCTGGAACACTCTCGTCAACACCGCCTTCAGGCTCTGATGACCTGATAGGGTTATAGACATGGATTTCGATGTTTTCAAGTTCTTTGAGAGCTTCATAGATTTGTTCTTTTAATACGGTTTTCACCTCTTGCAAACTTTCGGACGAAAAAACCTCGGCAGCGGCCTTGGTCGGTAGCGACAGCATCTTGGCCCTCATGTTCGTCACCGCCTCAATCCACGCCTGCTCAATGTCGCCAGCTGGAATGAGCTTTTCCTCCATCTGGGCTTTTTCCATCTCCATAATGTCGGCCCGCGCACGCGTGAGCCGCATCCGGTGGGTGGTGTAGTCGTCCTCGGGAAGGTCTTTTTTCAGATTCCCCATTCGCAAATACTGGATGTAAGCCCGCACAACCGGAACGAGCTCGTATTTACCTCGCTCCAGTTTAGGAATTACGCCTTCTTTCGCAAGCTGGTTGATACGCTGTGGCGTCAGGTCAAGCAGCTTGCAAATCGTCTCAAGCGGTACCGTTGTCGCCATTATTTATCTTTGTAAATGGTTGGCCAATTTCTGCGCGAATGGCTTGCTTGCGCTTACTTGCTCCATGAGATTCGGTATTTAGATGGCATGGTTTGCAAAGCGTTCTTCCGTTACTTACATCAAGCCTTTTGTCTTCGCATGTTGCAAAAGGCAAAATGTGATCTGCTTGCAAATTCTCCGTTGATTTGCAAAAAACACATTTATAACCATCTCGCTCAAAAACAGCCATTCTCCATCGCTTATATTCTCCTCTGCGCCGAAGCCTTATTTCTAGTTTCGTCTTTGGTTCTTCATGTAAAGCAATATGAGCTTCGGACATTTTTTTTAATGTATCGGGATTGTGTGATTTCCCGCTCATACCGCTGACATTCAATCCTGCATTCCAAGATTGCTTTCCTTTCTTAAAACAAGACGAAGGCAACGGAAGGTTTGAAGTTCTCCACTTCGCTGAACATGACGTGCAGCAAAACCGAATATTTGATCTTCTCGCATCAAACTCAGTCTTGCAATGTTCACAAATCTTTTTCATTCTTCACCTGTTCAATTGTTTTTTCAGATGATTCCAGTATAGCGCTCTTTCCTGTGAATTGTTCGTATCTCTTGACAATCACATCGCAGTATTTAGGATCCAGCTCCATGATTCGAGCCACACGACCGTTTTTCTCGGCTGCAATCAGCGTTGTGCCGGAGCCGCCAAAGCTGTCGAGCACGATATCACCGCCCTTTGTGTTGTTCAGGAGCTGATACTCAAACAGCGCCACAGGCTTCATAGTCGGATGCTCGCCATTGCGGCTTGGCTTCTCAAACTCAAGGATGGTCGTTTGTTTGCGGTCAGCGGACCACAGGTGGCCTGCGCCTTCTTTCCAGCCGTAGAGGCAAGGTTCGTGCTTCCAGTGGTAATCCTGCCTCCCCATGACCATGCTGGACTTTTTCCAAATCAGGCACTGGCGGACTTTCCAGCCAGCGTCCTTGGCCGCGCCACGGAAGTTGTAACCCTCGCTGTCGGCGTGCCAGATGTAGAACACAGCGCCAGGCTTCATCGCAATATCTGCCGTCACGTAAGCATCTCGCAAGAATTGGCGAAAACCCTCATCATCCATCGAGTCGTTTTGAATCGTGAGCGCGTCCTTTGTCTTTCCCTCGTAGGCCACGTTGTACGGCGGGTCTGTCAGCCACATATCCACCAAGTTGCCAGCGCACAGCTTTTCCATGTCGTTTTGGCTTGTGCTGTCTCCACACATCAACCGGTGCTTGCCCATCACGTAAATATCGCCAGGCTTGGTTTTCGCCTCTTCAGGTACGGCTGGCGCTTCGTCCTCATCGGTAAGTCCCTCGACCTCTTCCGCGATTTGGTCGGCCAAGCCAGCGAGCTCGTCATCGGTAAACCCGAGCAAGTCAATGTCGAAATCCTCGTCCTTCAACTCTGCGATTTCCAGCGCCAGCATCTCTTCGTCCCAGCCAGAATTCAGCGCCAATTTGTTGTCCGCGATGACGTAGGCTTTTTTCTGCGTCTCGGTCAGGTAGCCAAGGCGAATGCACGGTACCTCTTTCAATTGCAATTTACGCGCTGCCATCAAACGACCGTGGCCAGCGATGATTTGGTTTTCGTTGTCGATCAGCACGGGGTTGGTAAACCCAAACTCCTTGATAGACGCGGCAATCTGGGCCGTTTGTTCGTCCGAATGCGTGCGCGAATTGCGGGCATAAGGCAGCAGTTTTTCAATTTCAATTTGCTCGATTTGCATAGTCTCTCCTTAAATG